CAGATACCAGGTGCTCTGTGAACGGAGGGTGCCAATTTTAAAATAATCTATGTCAACTATATGGCTGACACAAATCTTACAATTATTTTTTTGCGTTTTGTGTCAACTACTTGACTGACAGGAAAGGAGCCGTACTGATTTGAAAGAAAAGATAAATTGTCCGATTTGCAGAAAAAGGGCTTTTGATATAAATTCTGCTGTAAAAGGGGAGGTGTGGATAGAACTGAAATGCCCCCATTGCAGAAATATTGTACAGGTCTGCTACAGGATTAGCAGGATACAACAAGAAAGAATTAAAAAAATAATCTAATAAAAGAAATCTACTGAGCAAAGGATCCGCATAAGCGAGATACCAAATAGCCGGAGTAAAGCGAGTTTTCAGCTTACTCCGGCTATTTTTTTGTCTATTTTTCTATTCCTGCTGCTGCCGCTTTACTCCCGGTAAAGAAGGGAGCAGAAATGAAAATTCATTATGAATTTGTAACGGGTGAAAAGTTGGAATTAGAAGTAGATGACAGCATTGGAGAAATTGTCATAGAGATGGAGGTAATACAGTCTAGGAGAAACCGAACTGAAACAAGACGGCATAATTCCCTGGAATCCATGCAGGAACAACGGCCTGGGAGTAATCCCAAACAGTTTGTAGATGAAAAGGTGGATATTGAGCAGTTCATTGTAGATTCAGATGAGCGGGAAAGACTGCACCATGCAATTAGTCAATTGGAGTACAGAGATGCCCAGATTGTCCGCCAATATTATTTCGAGAACAGAACCATGGAAGACATTGGGAAGAAAATGGGGATATCAGCCATGGCCATATCAAAGAGACTGAAAAAGGTACCAGATAAAATAAAAAAATTTATGGTTTAGTTTAAAAACCATAGTTCCCGTGGCTATATAGTAGGGACAAAAAATGTTCCAGAGCGAAAGGAGGTCTTGTTATGAGGATGATACGGATTACCCTGAGAGAAGACGAAGATTCCAAAATAGCAGTATCAAGAAGGGAAAGGCAGAATGTATCTTTGACCTTTCTGATAAAAAAAGGGAAAGCAGTCGTGGAGATTGGGAAGCGTGTCTAGTTTAAAGATTTACCGGAAGGAGGCACGGATGCATGAGGCTTGCATTGATTGTAACGAAACTTACCGGGAATGTGGAAAATGACCGGATGAGGGCAGCGGAATACTGCCGGTATGCGGCGCACAAGGGGATGATTCCCATTAGTGCGTATCTGAACTTCCACGGCATGTTTGAGGAGGATCTGGGCGGTGCCGTGGAGCATCTGCTGATTTCGCGGCTGGCAAAGCGGGCGGATGAGATATGGGTGTTCGGGAATGAGAAGGATGATGAAAAGAAGAAACGGATAGAAGAAGCCTGCCGGGAGTATGGCAGCAGGGCGAAGTATTTTGATGCGATGCAGATTGGGGAGGAGCTTCTCATGTGTGCCATGTACACCGAGGAACTGATAGAGCGTCTGGAAGAAATGGAGGGAATTTAGATGAGTGCAGAATTATTAAAGATGGCGGACAGCCTTGCTATGGTTGTAGAGAGTCTGCGTGTGCTGGCAGGTATTCAGAAAAGTGAAAAAATCGAAGCCGAAGTTAGGCCGGAAGAGAAGACAGAAGCGAGAAAGGTGAAGGATGCTGAAAAGGCGGGTAAAAAAAGTACGGAGGATTCCGGGAAAAAGGAAAAGTCCGTGGCGGTGGAAGACATCCGGGCTGTCCTGGCCCAGAAGTCCCAGGACGGAAAGTCAAAGGAAATTAAGGAGCTGCTGGGCAGATACGGGGCGGCGAAACTATCTGTGGTGAAGCAGGAGGATTATCCGGCTCTGCTTGCGGAAGCGAAGGTGCTGTAATGGGAAGACATGCGTTATTGTCCGCGTCCTCTTCTAAACGGTGGCTGAACTGTACGCCATCCGCAAGGCTGGAGCAGCAGTTTCGGGAGGAAAGTGCCGGGGTGTATGCGGAGGAAGGTACGGCGGCTCATGCATTAGCGGAGCATAAGCTGAAACACCTTTTGAAACGGCGTTCCAAGCGTCCGGTGTCAGATTACCAGTGTGACGAGATGGAGGAATGTACGGATGAGTATGTGGCTTATGCTATGGAGCAGATAGAGCTGGCAAAGCAGAGTTGCCCGGATCCGGTTGTGCTGATTGAACAGCGGCTGGATTATTCGGCTTATGTGCCGGAGGGGTTTGGAACCGGAGATTTGCTGATTGTGGCGGAAGGTACACTGGCGGTGGTGGATTTGAAGTATGGAAAAGGTGTGGCGGTGGAGGCGGAATGGAATCCGCAGATGATGCTGTATGGGCTTGGGGCATTGGAATTATTTGATGCTATCTATGATATTGATACGGTCCGCATGACGATTTTCCAGCCAAGGCTGAAATCGGTCAGCACTTGGGAGATTTCCGTGCCAGATTTGAAAAAGTGGGCGGCAAAGGATTTGGATCCGAAGGCGCAGCTTGCCATTAAGGGATTAGGGAAGTTTGTCTGCGGTTCCTGGTGCCGGTTCTGCAAGGCGAAGAATATCTGCCGGGCAAGGGCGGAGGAATATCTGAAACTGGCACAGTTGGAATTTCAGCCTCCGGCGCTTTTGACAGATGAAGAGGTGGCGGAGGTGCTGAAAGTGGCGGATGAGCTTGCCAGGTGGTCTGCGGATGTCTATGCCTATGCCACGAATGAGGCTGTCACCCATGGGAAGCAGTGGAAGGGATTTAAGCTGGTGGAAGGCAGGAGCAACCGGAAATATACAGATGAGGAAGAAGTAGCGGAAACGGCGAAGGCGGCCGGATACGTGGATATTTATAAAAAGACGCTTATCGGGATTACAGAGATGGAGAAGCTGCTTGGAAAGAAGAAGTTTACAGAAGTACTTGGGCGGCTAGTGTATAAGCCCCAGGGCAAGCTTACCCTGGCGGCGGAATCAGATAAGAGGGAAGCAGTTATAACAGCAACCGCAGAGGCGGATTTTAAGGAGGAAGCAAGACAATGAGTAATGAGAATATGAACCTGACAAAAGTGATTGTACCCTGTAGATTTTCCTATCTTCACTGCTGGGAGCCGAATGCGGTGAACGGCGGGGACCCGAAGTATTCGGTTTCGGCTATCATCCCAAAAACGGATACGGATACGATTGCTAAGATTAAGAAGGCCATTGAACAGGCAAAGAAGGATTCCGTTTCCAAATGGGGAGGCAGGGTTCCGGCAAACCTGAAACTCCCTCTGAGAGATGGGGATATTGAACGCCCGGAAGATGAAGCCTATGCGGAGAGTTATTTTTTCAATGCCAACAGCAGGCAGGCTCCCCAGGTAGTGGATAAAAACGTGCAGTCGGTTTTGGAACAGTCGGAGGTGTATTCCGGGTGTTATGGAAGAATTTCTGTAAATTTTTATGGATTTTCCAGCAATGGGAATAAAGGAATTGCGGCAGGGCTTGGTAATATCCAAAAGCTCCGTGACGGAGAGGCTTTGAGCGGAAGGAGTAATGCGGAGGAGGATTTTGATGCTGTGGAGGTGGAAGAGGATTTCCTTGGATAACAGGATTGGGGCAGTGGGAAACCGCTGCCCGTCATTTCCTGAACGAAAGGAGGGTGCCGCGCCATGGAGCGGGTGTTAAGCATTGACATAGAGACATTTTCAGATGTGGATTTGATAAAGTGCGGGGTTTACGCTTATGTGGACAGCCCTGTTTTTGAAGTGCTTCTTTTAGCTTATTCTTTTGGCGGGGAAGAGGTGCGGATTGTGGATTTGGCGCAGGGGGAGGAGATGCCGGTGGAAGTGGTGGAAGCCCTGTTTGATGACAGTGTGATAAAGACGGCTTATAATGCTAATTTTGAGCGGACTTGTCTGAGTAAGCATTTTGACAGACTGATTTCTCCGGCTTCCTGGTATTGCAGTGCAGTACAGGCGTCTATGCTTGCCCTGCCCCGCTCTTTGGAAGATGTGGGAGCCGTGCTGGGACTCGAAAGGCAGAAGATGAAGGAAGGGAAAGACTTAATCCGTTATTTTTGTGTGCCGTGCAAGCCGACTAAGGTTAATGGGGGAAGGACAAGGAACCTTCCCTGCCACGCGCCGGAAAAGTGGGAATTGTTTAAAACGTATTGTAAGAGGGATGTGGAGGTTGAGAAGGCTGTCCGGCATAAGCTGCGGAATTATCCAATACCGGAATGTGAAATGGAGCTATACCGTCTCGATCAGGAAATTAATGACAGGGGGATTCTTGTGGACAGGAAGTTGGCAGAGAATGCGGTGGTCTGTGATTTGCTTTATAAAGATGTTGTGACAAGGCGGGCTTATGAATTGACCGGTCTTGAGAATCCCAACAGTGTGGCGCAGTTGAAGGGATGGCTGGAAGAGCAGGGAGTTAGGATTGGTAGTCTGTCGAAGAAGACGGTGGCGGATTTGATTGAAGAGACGGAAGGGGAAGTGAAGGAGCTTCTGCGGCTGCGGATTCTTATGGCAAAGACTTCTGTCAAGAAATATGAAGCCATTGAGCGTTCTGTCTGTTCGGATGGCCGGGTTCATGGCTTACTGCAGTTTTATGGGGCCAACCGAACCGGGCGGTGGGCCGGGAGGCTGGTACAGGTGCAGAATCTTCCCCAGAACCATATCGGGGATTTGGAGCTTGCAAGGAGCCTGGTGAAAGAAGGACGGTTTGAGGATCTGGAGTTGTTTTATGATTCTACGCCAAATGTGCTGTCGGAGCTGATTCGGACGGCATTTATTCCGAAGCTGGGATGCAGGTTTCTGGTGGCGGATTTTTCTGCCATTGAAGCCCGTGTGCTGGCCTGGCTGTCTGGGGAACAGTGGCGGATGGCTGTGTTTGCTTCCCATGGAAAGATTTATGAGGCTTCTGCATCGTCTATGTTTCATGTGCCGGTGGAGGAGATTACAAAGGGTAACCCGCTACGGCAGAAAGGCAAGATTTCAGAGCTGGCTTTGGGGTACGGTGGTTCAGTGGGTGCATTGATTTCTATGGGGGCTTTGGAAATGGGACTGATGGAGGAGGAGCTGGCTCCGCTGGTGTCTGCCTGGAGGAATGCCAATCCTCATATAACCCAGTTTTGGTGGGAAGTGGATGCAGCGGCAATTAAGGCATTTACAGATAAGAAAAAGACGAAGGCCGGGAGAATTGTGTTTGAATATAAAAGCGGAATTTTGTTTGTGGAGCTTCCTTCCGGCAGGCGCCTGGCTTATGTGAAACCGGGGATGGCGATGAATAGGTTTGGCAGGAACGGGCTGACTTATGACGGGATTGCGGAAAGCGGGAAATGGAGACGGATTGAAACCTATGGGCCGAAACTGGTGGAGAATATTGTGCAGGGAACGGCAAGGGATCTATTGGCGGAGGCAATGCTGCGGCTCAAAGAGCGGGGCTATCAGATTGTGATTCATGTCCATGATGAGGTGGTGCTAGAGGTGCCGGTGGGAGAAGGTTCTGTAGAGGAAGTGTGCGGCATTATGGCGGAACAGCCGGGGTGGGCAAAAGGACTGCCGCTCCGGGCGGATGGTTATGATTGTGCTTTTTATAAAAAGGAATAGGAGGCCGGGCGATGAAGTTATTTGTCTCAACAGGGAATTCCCGGATGGAGAAGCGGTGGAATGGCGTGGAGATGGAGCTGGAGGAATTTGTCCGGCGGATTTCTTCCACGATCCGTACTTCGGAGACTGTGGAGCAGTATAGGAAGCTGCCGAAGGCAAAGCAGGACGCTATTAAGGATGTAGGCGGTTTTGTGCTTGGAAAATTGAAAGGCGGCAGACGAAAGAAGGACTGTGTGGTGTTCCGTTCAGGGCTGACATTGGATATGGACTATGCCACAGAGGATGTGGCGGAGCAGCTGGAAATGCTTTATGGGTTCCGGTGCTTTCTTTATTCTACCCATAAGCATACGCCGGAGAAGCCCAGACTACGGCTGATTATCCCATTGTCCAGGTCAGTGACGCCGGATGAATATGCGGCGGTGGCAAGGAAAGTGGCGGCGGAGATTGGCATGGAGCTGTTCGATGATACCACTTATGAACCATCCCGTTTAATGTATTGGCCTTCCACTTCGGCGGATGGGGAGTTTGTGTTCCGGGAAATTGAAGGTACGGTGTTAGACCCTGATAAGGTGCTTGCAGAGTATGGGGACTGGTGGGATTCTTCCCAGTGGCCGGTGAGTAACAGACAGCAGGCAGTGGTACAAAGGGAGATAAAGAAACAGGCGGATCCGCTTGAAAAAGAGGGAGTGATTGGAGCTTTCTGCCGGACGTATTCCATGGAGGATGCCATCACTAATTTTCTGCCGGAGGTATACCAGATTAGTGCCATGCAGGGAAGGTTTGATTATATCCCGGCGGATTCCCAGGCGGGTGTGGTGATTTATGAGGGGAAGTTTGCTTACTCCCATCATGCCACGGACCCGGCCTGTGGAAAGCTGATGAATGCTTTTGACATGGTACGGATTCATAAGTTTGGAGAGCTGGATAAGAATACGGAGGAAAATACGGATGCAGTGAAGCTGCCGTCTTTTAAAGCGATGAGCGAGTTTGCGGTGGCGGATGAGCGGGTGAAACTGCAGCTGATGAGAGAAAGAGAGGAAGCAGCAAAGGAGGAGTTTAGTAAGGAGGACTGGAAGACGGCGCTGGAGCTGGACCGGCAGGGAAGGGTAAAGGACAGTCTGGATAATCTGGTGCTGGCTGTCCGAAATGACGGGCGGCTGCAGTCTATTGCCTTTAATCTTCACAGGGATGGGATTGATGCCGGGGAGGGGCTGCCCTGGAAGCAGATTAAGCCGGGGTGGAATGATTCGGATTTTGCTTCCTTGAAAGTATATCTGAACCGGAAATATGGGATTTACACTCCATCAAAGACAAAGGATGCGCTGCTTGCAGTGGCTTCCGAGCGGGCATATCATCCGGTAAAGGAATATCTGGATAATCTGCCGGCGTGGGACGGGGTAAAACGGATGGATATGCTGCTTACGAATTATCTGGGCGCTGAGGATTCGGAGTATACCAGGGCGGTTATCCGTAAGACGCTGACAGCGGCAGTGGCGAGGATTTATCAGCCGGGAGCTAAGTTTGACAGCGTGCTGATATTGAACGGTCCACAGGGGATAGGGAAGTCCACTTTGTTTGCAAAGCTGGCAGGAGTGTGGTTCTCCGACAGCTTGACACTTACAGATATGCGGGATAAGTCGGGGCCGGAGAAGCTGCAGGGATATTGGATTCTGGAGCTGGGAGAACTGGCAGGAATGAAAAAGACTGATGTGGAGACTGTAAAGTCATTTTTGTCCCGTGTGGATGATAAGTACCGTGCCAGTTATGGCCTGAATGTGGAGAGCCATCCGAGGCAGTGTGTGATTGTGGGAAGCACGAATACAGAGAGTGGGTTTTTGCGGGATATTACCGGGAACCGCAGATTTTGGCCGGTATGGGTGAATGGACAGAGCGTTAAAAAGCCATGGCAGATCACAGCGGAAGATGTGACGCAGGTATGGGCGGAAGCGGTAGCTGCTTTTAAGAATGGTGAGAAGCTGTTCCTGGAAGGGGATGTTGCGGCTATGGCAGCATCGGAGCAGGCAGAGGCCATGGAAACGGATGACAGGGAAGGATTGGTCCGGGCGTATCTGAATACTCTTTTGCCGGAGAATTGGGCTGCCATGAGTCTGTATGACAGAAGAAATTTCCTGAACAGAAGTGAATTTGGCGGAGAAGCGCTGACGGGAAGTGTGCGGAGGATAACGGTCTGTAACATGGAAATCTGGTGTGAATGTTTTAGCAGGGATTCCTCCGCACTGAAAAAGATTGATTCCTATGAGATTAGTGGTATTATGCGAAAGATTGAGGGCTGGGAAAAGTATGGGGAAACAAAAAATGGAATGCTGGTTTTTCCTATCTATGGGAAACAGAGGGCATATGTCAGGGAACAAGATTGAAAATCAGGGAAAAGTTGTTCCGGTTTTTGTTCCGGTAAAAATCGGGTGAAAGCTGGAACAAGCGGAACAACAATAGGGATTGTTCTTTGTATCGTTCTGAAAGGATAACCCAGGAAAATCAAGACTTGGTGACTACTTTGGAACAAGGGAACTAGAATTTCATATTGAAGTATGGAAATTAAGAATATAAACGGTTTGTGTATGTGTTATACGCGCATATAGGGAATATAGGAATTTATGGTTCTTTGTTCCGGTTGTTCCTGAAAGAAAATGGAGACTGAATGGGCATGAGGGAAAATGTGATTGAAAGACACTTTGCGATGGCGGTGAAAAAGATGGGAGGCATAGCGGCTAAATTCGTGTCTCCCGGATTGGATGGAGTGCCGGACAGAATCGTATTATTGCCAGGAAAGAAGATTGCATTTGTGGAATTGAAGGCTCCGGGGAGAAAGCCCCGGCCTTTGCAGGAGAAACGGAAACGGCAGCTGGAGGAATTAGGATTTCCGGTTTATGTAATAGACGGGATGGAGCAGATTGGAGGTGTGCTGGATGAAGTACAGACCACATGAGTACCAGGATTATGCAAAGGAGTTCATCATCGGACAGAAGGTGAGTGCATTGTTCCTGGACTGCGGGCTTGGCAAGACGGTGATTGCACTGACGGCTATATGGGAACTGCTGCTGGATTATTTTGAGGTCAGGAGGGTTCTGGTGATTGCACCGCTGCGGGTGGCAAGGGATACCTGGACAGGGGAGCTGGAAAAATGGGAGCACCTTTCCGGGATTGAGATGTCAGCAGTCATTGGCTCAAAGAAGGAGCGGATAACAGCATTGAACCGGAAAGCAAATGTATATGTGATTAACCGGGAGAATGTGGAATGGCTGGTTGAGCATTGCAGATGGGATTTTGACATGGTGGTGCTTGATGAGCTGTCCTCTTTTAAATCCCATAAGGCGAAAAGGTTTAAGGCACTGAAAAAAGTACGGCCCATGGTGAAGAGGATTGTGGGGCTGACCGGAACCCCGGCACCGAATGGGTTGATTGACCTGTGGGCAGAGATTGGGATTCTGGATATGGGACAGAGGCTTGGTAGGTTTATTGGCGGATACCGGGAAGGATTTTTTCTGCCTGATAAGCGGAGCAGGGAGATGATTTATTCTTATAAACCGAAGGAAGGAGCGGAAGAAGCAATTTACTGTCTGCTTTCGGATATCTGCATCAGCATGAAAGCAGTGGATTACCTGGATATGCCGGAATGTATTTATAACCGGGTGGAAGTTTCCATGAGCGGGAAGGAGATGGAACTGTACCGGAAACTGGAGGTAGATATGCTGATTCCTTATGAGGACGGTGATATAGATGCCAGGAACGCCGCCGGGTTATCCAATAAGCTGATGCAGATGGCGAATGGCGCAGTCTATGATGAGTATGGGGATGTGAAGCATATCCATGACCGGAAGCTGGAAGCACTGGAGGATTTAGTGGAAGCGGCAAATGGGAAGCCTGTGTTGGTTGCCTACTGGTATAAGCATGACAGGGAGCGGATTCAGAAGCGGATAGGTGCCGTGGAACTGGATAAGGCGGCGGATATGAGAAAGTGGAATGCAGGAGAGATTCCGGTGGCAGTTATCCATCCGGCTTCCGCCGGACATGGATTGAATTTACAAGCAGGAGGTTCCACACTGATCTGGTTCGGGCTTACATGGTCACTGGAACTGTACCAGCAGATGAACGCAAGACTGTGGCGGCAGGGACAGAAGGATACGGTGGTGATTCATCATCTGATTGCCAGAGGTACGCTGGATGAAAGGGTGATGATGGCATTGGAGAAAAAGGACTGCGGGCAGTCGGCTCTGGTGGATGCAGTAAGAGCGAGGATTGGAGGTGCGAAGGGTGAGAGCGGCAGAAATGTTTAAGGAGTACCGGAAAATGAAACAGGAGTGTATTGTGCTGGTATTTCAGATGCAGCACTTTGAGGGAATTTCCCACAGGGATGTGATTGAAACTATGAATTATTCCAGACACCAGGGTGACCGGGTGCAGACAAGCGGTACTTCGGATAAGACAGGTAAGGCGGCTATTCATTACCGTAAGGTGAAGGAGCGGCTGGATGATGATTGGTTTAATTCCCTTTTTGAACGGTATGAGTATCTGCAGGAGGAGATAGCATTCTTTGAATATGCCGTTGATAAGTTAGGCGATATGCTGCCGGAGTTCATAAGGGATTTAGTAATGGACAGAATGGCGTGGGATGAGCTGATGATAAAGTACCGTGTCAGCCATTCTATGGTTGGAAAATATAGGAAGAAAGCAGAGAAGGAGCTGAATGAAATGTATGAATTCCGTGATAAGCAGGAAGAGAATTACTTCTTAAGCTGAATGGCAGACTGTTGGTAGACTAAGTGTAGCCTAAGAGTTGATTGATTTGAATATATTTCCGTGATAGTATTAAGCTGCGAAGAACTTTAGGAAGCTCTGTGGAATGAATCCATGGGGCTTTTTCTTTTGTCATCGTATGGGCAGGGACTTCATCCTTTCACCCTGTCTGTACATAAGAAGGGAGATGAGGACCGTGCCGGTGAAACCGAAGAAACCGTGCAGACATCCGGGATGTCCAAAGCTGACGTATGGGATTTACTGTGATGAGCATGAAAAATTACACAGAGGAGACAGGGAGACATCTTCCGTGCGTGGATACGACAGCCGGTGGAGGAAAGCCAGAAGCCGGTTTTTAAAAGTACATCCGTTATGTGAGCGGTGCAGGAAACAGGAGAAACTGGTGAAAGCAACTGTGGTGGACCATATCGTGCCGCACCATGGGGATAAAAAGCTGTTTTGGGATGAGTCCAACTGGCAGGCGCTATGTGAGAGCTGTCATGACAGGAAGACTATGACAGAGGATAGATATCAGGAGTATCGTTATTAATCAGGTTTTTAGAAAATTGTCCATGGGTTGTGTGCCCGTGGATTTTTATGTGGAGAGCTGTTGATGGGAGGGGCGGCGCAAATCTCCAGAACCCTGCACCTGGACACCGCCGCCCCCTAAGACGTAAATTTTCGCAGAAATTAGCAGGGGGGATAGGAAACGGGGCATCCCGTCATACATAAACGCAGGAACTTCAAGGCTTCCGGCAGACAAAGTTCTGTCAGATAGCCATGTGATTCCTGCGTCTTTGGGCTGAGAAACTGCATGAAAAGGGCAGTTTTTTGGTTTTTTTTATTTGGAGGATGGAGAGATGACGCAGGCACAGGCAGTGCAGATAGAAGCGCTGCGGGCACAGGGAATGGGATATAAAGCCATTGCTTCTGCAGTCGGCCTGTCCCGTGACATTGTGCGCAATTACTGTAAGGCGCATGGCATGGAAGGCTATGGGGAAGCGGCGGCGCTGAACCTGCAGACAAAAAGGAATGCCGGAGGGGCGGGTGCATGAGGAAGGCAGAAAGGATAAGCTGTACGCTGCCTCTTTTTCCGGCGGGAAGGATTCCACGGCAATGGTGCTCCGGCTGATTGAGGAGCAGCAGCCGCTGGATTTGATTTTGTTCTGTGACACGGGACTGGAATTCCCACAGATGTATGACCATTTACGGAAGGTGGAGAAGGCAGTCCCGGTTCCAGTGGTATGGCTGAAAGCGGAGCGGGATTTTGAATATTACATGTTTGATTACACGCCGGACAGGAGGCCGGGTTCCTCCTATATGGGGAAGACGGGAATGAGCTGGGCAGGCCCGAAGAACCGCTGGTGTACCAAACGGCTGAAAACACAGGTGATAGACCAGTACCTCTCCAGGCTGCGGAAAGAGTATGAGATTGTGCAGTATATCGGGATTGCGGCAGATGAGCCACAGAGGGTGAGGGAGTTCTGCTATCCCTTGGTGGAATGGGGGATGACGGAGGAGGACTGCCTAGCCTACTGCTATGAGCGGGGGTATGACTGGGGCGGGCTTTATCGGCTGTTTGACCGGGTATCCTGCTGGTGCTGCCCCCTGCAGGGGCTGGAAGAGCTGCGGACCCTGCGCAGGGAATTTCCAAAGCTGTGGGCGCAGCTTCTGGAGTGGGAATCTAGAACATGGAGGAACTTCCGCAAGGATTTCTCTGTAGATGAGCTGGAGATAAGGTTTCAGTTTGAAGAGGAACGTCTCCGGGAAGGGAAGCGCATCCGGGGGAAGGAGTTTTTCCGGAAATTACATGGGAGGTTAGGCAGGGATGGAAAGAAAGCAAAAATATAACATCATTTACGCCGATCCCCCATGGCGGTATGACAATAAAAAGGTACAGGGCGGGGCGGAAAAGCATTACGGAACTATGGCTGTGGAGCAGATTTGTGATCTGCCGGTGGAGGATATCTGTGCAAAAGACTGTACCCTTTTCTTATGGACTACATTTCCACAGCTTCCAGAGGCTCTGCGGGTTATGGATAGATGGGGGTTCCAGTATAAGACGGTGGCCTTTGTGTGGCTCAAACAGAACCGAAAATCCCCCGGCTGGTTTTACGGGCTGGGATTTTGGACAAGGGGAAATGCGGAAATATGCCTGCTTGGGGTGAAAGGCCGTCCGAAGCGCCGGTCTGCTTCCGTGCATCAGTTTATTATTTCCCCGCTTGAGGCTCACAGCAAGAAGCCGGATGAAGCAAGGGAGAAGATTGTGGAGCTTATGGGAGAGCTTCCCAGAGTGGAACTGTTTGCAAGGGGGCGTGTTCCCGGCTGGGAAGCATGGGGGAATGAGGTGGAAAGCACCGTCATTCTGGAAGCAGGCAGAAGCTGCGGAGAGAAAAACGGGGAGGCGGACTGACATGAAGCAGCTTACATTTTTGGATATCTGTGCAGGGATAGGAGGTTTCCGTCTGGGGCTGGAGGCTGCCGGGCATAAGTGCATTGGCTATTGTGAGTATGATAAGTTTGCAAGGGCTTCCTATGAGGCCATGTATGATACAGAGGGTGAGTGGAAGGCAGAGGATGTGACGAAACTGGAGCCGGGGGATATCCCTTATGCGGATGCGTGGTGTTTTGGATTTCCCTGCTTTGAGGCTGGAACCCTTGTGATGACGGAGCGCGGGTATAAACGGATTGAGGATATCAAAAAGGGAGACATGGTACTCACGCACAGGCAGCGGTTCCGCCCGGTAGTGACACCAATGAAGCATAAGGCCGGAGAGATTTATGAGCTGGATATTTTCGGTGTGGATCGGCTCCGTGCTACGGGGGAGCATCCTTTCTTGGTAAAAGACGGGGATTCCGCCGTGTGGAAGAGGGCGGAAGAGCTTGTGCCGGGAGATTTGATCGCGGTTCCGGTGAACCGGGAAGAAAGGCTGCCGGAGTGGAATGGAATCATCTTTGAACGCCGTGGCCAGGAATACTGTCTAAACAATCTTAATATGGCAAGTCCGGATTTCTGGTGGTTCGTGGGCTGCTATATGGGTGATGGCTGGTGCCGTGTCACAGCCCGGAAGGGTGCTTCTGATAATTATCGGGTAGTGGTTGCTTGTAATGAAGAAAAGCTGAAACGGCTGGAATCCCATGTGGGTGGTATGTTCCATTACAGCGCGGCAAAGGAGCGAACGGCATGGAACGCACATTTTGTGAATAAGGAGCTGACAATGTTCCTGATGCAGTTTGGAAAAAGGGCAGGGGGAAAGCGTCTGACAGATGCAGTGCTGAACCTGCCTGTTGAACTGCTACGGGCATTTCTCCGGGGATATTTTGAGACGGATGGGTGCAGGGTGAGGAAATACCATCAGGCATCCACCATTTCCAGGGAACTTGCCTACGGCATTCAGGCGTGCGTGCATAAGGCATACCAGAGGCCATGCGCCGTTTATCGGAATGGGATGCCGGAAACCTGTGTGATCGAGGGAAGGACAGTACGGCAGCATGATTTTTATATCGTGAGGTTTAAGGAGGGGCAGTCAGAAAAGGACGAATCTTTTTTCATGGACGGATATATATGGAGCCGTTTTAACGGCAGCCGGAAAGTTCCGTTTGACGGCTATGTTTACAACATGGAGGTGGAAGATGACAACTCATATACAGCATACAACCTTGCAGTCCACAACTGCCAGGATATCTCCATTGCAGGAAAGCAGAGAGGGCTTAGTGGAAAACGAAGTGGAATCTATTACAGCATCATTGACCTCGTCAAAGGCAAAAAAGAAAGTGATAAACCCACATACCTACTTGTTGAAAACGTTAAAAATCTGTTATCAATCAATGCAGGATTCGATTTTGCCGCCGTTCTCTCTGAAATGGATGAAGCGGGGTATGACGTGCAGTGGCAGGTGCTCAACTCCAAAGATTTCGGAGTCCCCCAGAATAGGGAGCGGGTATTCCTTATCGCAGTTCTTAGAAGCAGAGGTGGACGGGAAATATTACCTGTCACTGGAGAAGACGGAGGAGCTCTTAAAGAGGTTATAGGCGGGATGCAGGGATACCGGGTATATGATCCGTCCGGCATATCCGTCAGCATCGGTGCAAATGGCGGCGGCATGGGAGCGAAGACCGGACTGTACTGTGTGGGGAATGTGAACCCAAGCGGGAAAGGGATGAATGAAAATGTGTATGACGCCAGGGGGCTTGCCCCGGCAGTCACGACCAATAAAGGGCAGGGAAGCAAGGTGTTTGTGGACCAGACGCTGAACCATCCGAAAGTCACGGAAGTGGCAAGGTGCCTGGTGTCAAACTATAATGCCGGGCTTACTAACTATGGGAATTCCGGGGTATTGGAGACGGGAGGCTTGATGCCGGGAAGTCCGTATGCCGGTGTAACGGAAGTCAGGGCGGTGCTGACACCGGAGCGGCTAGAGAAGCGGCAGAACGGCAGGCGGATGAAGGAAGCCGGGGAGCCGATGTTCACGCTGACGGCGCAGGACCAGCATGGGGTATATCTGACGGAAGAAGTATCCGGAGATGAGGGAACGGCGCTGCCAGTCAGAAACGGCACGAAGCAGGGGTATGATATGGCATATCCGGATGACGGCGTGTGCCTGTCGTATCCAAAGAGTGAATCCAGACGCGGCAGGGTAGGAAAAGGCTGTTCACAGACGCTGGATACGGGATGCATGATGGGAACGGTAACAAAATGCGGAAGGATACGCAGGCTGACTCCCCGTGAGTGTTTCCGTCTGCAGGGATTCCCGGATGAATTGTATGAGAAGGCGGCTGCCGTCAATTCGGAAACGCAGCTTTATAAGCAGGCCGGGAATGCGATTACGGCTACCGTTGCCTATGCGGTTGCCATGGCGCTGCCGGAGAGCAGGGAGCTTCTGGTACAGATGGAGAACGTATAGGAAGGGGCAGGAGGTTCTGTGACGGAGTGGGCGTGTTCCGGTGAATCGGCGCATGAGGATTTTGAAGATATGGAAAATCAGGATACCGCAGGGGAAGATACGGAGGATTCCCAAGCGGAGCCGGATGAGGATTTTGATTTTCTTGATTAAGAGCAGTGTGGGCTGGCGGCAGAAGGAGGTGGGTGCGGTGGCTCAGAGAGGAAGGAAGCCGAAACCGACAGCGGCCAAGGTGCTGGAGGGGAATCCGGGGAAGCGGAATCTGAACACCCATGAGCCTAGGCCGGAGAAGAAGGCTCCCAGATGCCCGGCGTGGCTGGAGGACGAGGCGAAGAAGGAATGGAAACGGATGGCGAAGCAACTGGAGCAGCTCGGTATCCTGACGGAGATTGACATGGCGGCGTTTGCCGGGTACTGTCAGGCGTATGCCAGATGGAAAGAGGCGGAGGAGTATATTTCGGAGAATGGGGCTGTGATGAAAGCGCCGTCCGGGTACTGCCAGCAGGTTCCGCAGGTGTCCATTGCACAGACTTATCTGAAAATCATGAACCGCTTTTGTGAACAGTTCGGACTTACCCCGTCTGCCAGGAGCCGGATTATATCAGAAATAGGGGAAGATAAGGAAAATGACACTATGGAACTGCTCCTGTTCAAAGGCGGTGGGCGCTGATGTTTGACAGGGAGAAGGCAGATCACGCCGTGGATTTTATTAACTGCCTGAAACACACCAAAGGCCGGTGGCGGGGCGTGCCGTTTGAACTGCTCCCATGGCAGGACAGGATTATCCGGGATGTGTTCGGCACAGTAAAGGAAAACGGATACCGCCAGTATAACACCGCCTATGTGGAGATTCCGAAGAAAAACGGGAAATCGGAACTGGCCGCCGGGGTTGCCTTATACATGACGTGTGGCGATGGTGAGTGGGGAGCGGAGGTTTACGGCTGTGCTTCCGACCGCCAGCAGGCTTCTATTGTGTTTGATGTGGCGGTGGATATGGTGGACCAGTGCCCGGCATTGAAAAAGCGGATTAAGCCAGTCATGTCCGTGAAGCGTCTGGTGTATAAGCCAACTAATAGCTTTTACCAGGTGCTTTCCGCTGAAGCCTATACGAAACATGGTTTAAATGTCCACGCCGTGATTTTTGATGAACTGCACGCACAGCCCAACCGGGAACTGTTTGACGTCATGACGAAAGGCTCCGGTGACGCCAGGACACAGCCGCTGTTTTTCCTGATAACAACAGCAGGGACAGACAGAAATTCAGTGTGCTTTGAGCAGCACCAGAAAGCGAAGGATATCATTCTTGGGAGAAAGATTGCCCCATCTTTTTATCCGGTGATTTATGGTGCTTCTGATGATGCGGACTGGTCTTTGGAAAAAGTGTGGTATGAAGCAAATCCATCCCTTGGACACACCATTGATATAGAGAAAGTAAGGAATGCGTATCTGAGCGCTAAGGATAATCCGGCGGAGGAGAATATCTTCCGGCAGCTCCGGCTGAACCAGTGGGTGAAGCAGTCTACACGGTGGATGCAGATGGAGAAGTGGGATGCCTGCGCATTTCCGGTGGAGGAACAGGAGCTGTTTGGCCGGGAGTGTTATGGGGGATTGGATTTGTCCAGTTCCATTGACATCACGGCTTTTGTGCTGGTGTTCCCTCCGAGAGATGAGACTGAGAAATATATAATCCTGCCGTATTTCTGGATACCGGAAGAGAATATGATTCAACGGGTGAGGCGTGATCATGTTCCATATGATGTATGGGCAAAGCAGGGGAAGCTGATGACTACAGAAGGCAATGTAATTCATTATGGTTTCATTGAGAGTTTTATTGATGAGCTGGGTAAGAAGTTTCATATCAAAGAAATTGCATTTGACCGCTGGGGAGCGGTGCAGATGGTGCAGAACTTAGAGGGACTGGGATTTACAGTGGTTCCCTTTGGACAGGGGTTTAAAGATATGTCGCCGCCAAGCAAGGAATTGATGAAATTGACACTGGAACAGAAGCTGGCACATGGAGGTCATCCAGGGTTACGGTGGATGATGGATAATA